TGAAATACAAATGATGGCTAACCCTGCACTTTATGAAAGATTATGTAATATAGTTGAAGACCTAAAAAAGATAAAAGAAAAATTAGGATTATGAATGAAAATTTCAAAAAAGGAGAATTTAACATAATACAGATTATCAAATTGTCAATAATGGCAATCGGCGGGGGAATAATAGCTTTTGGTATTTTAAAGACAGCTTATTATGTAGAGAAAATTTATTGGCTAATTTTAAATAAATAAAAATGACAGAAGAAATTAAAGAACCTGAAAAAAAACAGGAAATTATCAGGAATGAGAAAGGACAATTTGTTGAAGGACAATCAGGAAATCCAACAGGAGAAGGGGCGGGCCGGCCCAAAGGAACTTATAGCATGGTTACTATCCTTAAAAGAAAATTGGCGGAAGTAATCAAAGAAAAAGGAATAGAAAAAGGCGAGGAATTAGTTGATGTTTGGATAAAAAAAGGCGGTGAAGAATTTGAAGCCCTGAAAGAAATAGTCAGATATACCGATGGAATGCCCAAACAACAAATAGAACATTCTGGTCAAATAATGGGTTTATCCGAAGAAGAAAAGGTCAAACTTAATAAATTATTATTAAATGAAAACAAAAAAATGGAAGATGAAATTAAGACATCGGAAACTCCGGAAGAAGTAAAGCCAGAAGTTCCGGTAGAACCGGCACCGGAAGTTCCAGCTCAACCAGAAGAACCAAAACCGGCAGAATAATTTAAATAGGACGGGCATGATAAAGCAATTTAAAAAAGAAATACTGGAAAAGGTGATGAATGGAAAAAAAGAAGAAAGGGTTTATTTATGCGGCAAAGATTTTAAATACTTTTTCGCATACTATTTCACGAGCTATATCAAATATCCTTTCGCTGATTTCCACCTTGAAATGTTTGAAGATATACAGAATTTGATGGATGGAAAATACAGGGAAGTCCTTTGGCTTATGTTCAGAGAAAGCGCCAAGACTTCATTCGCCAAAGGATTTCTTACTTGGCTTATCTGTTATGGGTATAGAAGATATATCAATGTCGATAGTTTTGAGAAAGAAAATTCGGAAAGAGTGTTATTCGACATAGTCCTGGAGCTTCAGACCAATGAAAAAATCAGGGCAGATTTCGGGGAATTATACAATATCAGGCGGGATCCTAACGAGGTTACCCAAAAAAGGATAAATAACTTTGTCACCAACAACGATGTCAGGGTAGAGGCCCATTCAACGCAGGAATCAGTCCGGGGCAGGATACACGGCCACCAGAGGCCGGATTGCCTGCTCTTAGAGGACTTTGAAACTAATAAGACCAAAGACAGCAAAGCCTATACCCAGCAAGTGATATCGCACATTGACGAATTCAAGGCTGGACTGGATTCAACAGCTTTTATACTTTACACCGCCAATTACATTACCGAATATGGCTCAGTCCAGGCATTGATAGAACGGGCCAAGACAGATCTCAGGCTTTTAATAAGAAATGTTCCAGTAATGAGCGATGGAACTATAAACTGGCCCGACAAATATGCTTTAACCGACCAAGAAGCCAAAGCAACCAATAAAGTCAGCTTGGAAGACAAGAAAAAGCAATTAGGTTCGCAAGTGTTCGCCGCTGAAATGATGAACGAACCAATAGACGAAATGACGCAGGAGTTTTTCAAAAAGAATTTTAAATACAGGACATTAGAAGAAGTTTTAAAATTAAGAATCAGGAAATTCGCCACCATAGATTCAGCGCTTTCCAAAAAGAGTTCGGCGGATTTTACAGGAATAGTCAAAAATTATGTTGATGAATTGAATTGTTGGAATCTGGCAGCCAAACAATACAAGATAAATTCCAAGGAACTGATAAATATAATCTTCCAGCTCCACGATGAAGGATTTGAAAAGATAGGAATTGAAGAAGGGGCATTTACGGAAGCGGTTGAACCTTTCTTTCAGGATGAATGCCGAATAAGGAATAAATATCCTTACATAGTCAAACTCAAGCACGGCGGAATAATGAAAGAAACAAGAATAAGAGGACTGATACCGAGATACGAAGCGGGAACGATTTATCATATTCAGGGGCAATGCGAAGATTTAGAAGAACTATTATTAAAGTTTCCGAGAGGAGTGAATGATGATGTTATTGATGCCGAGGCATATCAATTAAAAATATCAGAGCCTCCTTTTCCACAGATGGAGGAGATAGAAGAAGAAAAACCCCTCTATAGCGATATAGGAATATGACCACCAAAGAACAAATCAAGCAAAAAATCCAAAAAGAAAGAGGCGAATATACTCATGATAGATTTAAAAAGTTTCAATTTTTAAAAAATACGAACCAATTAGGCAAGTATTATTTACAAAAAAGAGGTTTTAAAAAGGCAATAATCAAGCCAAAAGAAGAAGTTAAACTTAATTGGCTTGAGAAATTGATAGTTTTCATAAAAGCATTATTCAAAACATTAACATTAAGGACGGCACGATAATGACGAAAGGTAAACATCATTCTGAAGCGACAAAAGAAAAAATGAGAATTGGACATTTAAATAAAAAATATAAACCAATGTCAGAAATTGGTAGAAAAAATATAAGTGAGGCACAAAAAGGTAGAAAAATGTCTGATGACTGGAAAAAAAGACAAAGTGAAAGAATGAAAGGATTTAAACATACAAAAGAAACCAAAAAAAAGTTAAGTTTATCACATTTAGGAAATAAAAATCCTATGTATGGAAAAAGAGCTTGGAATTGGAAAGGTGGTTATGAAAATCAATTATTCCTTAATGCTAAAAGACGAGCACTAAAAAGGGGTGCGATTGGTTCATATACTTTAGGAGAATGGGAATTATTAAAAAAACAATATGGATATAAATGCCCCGCTTGTGGTAAAGGTGAGCCAGAAATTAAACTTTGTTTAGACCACATCATTCCATTAAGTAAAGGTGGGAGTAATTATATAGAAAATATTCAACCACTTTGTAAACCTTGTAATAGTCATAAATATAATAAGTTGATATCTAAATATGACCACTAAAGAAAAAGAACAAATTAAGAAAAAAGAATTACGAAATTCTATAGTTCAACAAGCCATAAGTGAGATATCTTTTTCCCGCCAACATAAACAGGGGAAGATTTCAAAATGGAATCTTAATGAATCAATGTATTACGGCAAAAAACAGGCGACCACCGAGTCCCGAGCTAATGTTGATTTGGCACGCATGCAGGAATTCGTTCATACTCTACTTTCAAAGATAAAGAATCCTCTCATTTTCAAATTCACCAAAAGGAAAGAATCACAACTGGCGAGGGTGGATCGCTTGAACGCTTTAAGGCAATACGACCAGCAACTTGATTTTTGGAATATCAAAGATTTGGCGGGCAAAAAACAGGGAATAATTTATGGCAGGGTTGTTTATTCCTATCATGCCGATTCAATAGACGGCTATAAAGCCCATCTTGAGAATGTTGATGTCCACGATTTCCTGATTGACCCGGCAGGCGGAGGAATAGACATAGAACAAGCCAATTATATGGGCAGATATGGAATTAAACTGAGAAGGAATGAATTGGAAGCCGGAGCCAAAAGCGGTCTTTACTTAAAATCAGAAGTTTCACAATTATTAGCGGGAACAGGAAATAATACCGAAAAAACCCAGGAAGAAATAAACAAAACTCCCAGGACGACAGACCAAAACACTTCGGCTCAGAAAGAATTGCAGAATGCCGATAATTTCAAATTCTGGGAATGGTTTACCACCTACGAAGGGATAAGATATTACCTTTTAATGCAGGAAAAAGGAGCTTGTATAAGGTGCGAGAAACTGACAGATATATTTTCTCCTACCAAACAATTCCCATTGGGTGCTTGGCCGTTCTGGACTTGGGCGGCATTCCTGGACTTGACCGAGTTTTGGACTCCTTCTTATTGTGATTATGTCAGGGAGATATTTATGACTCAGAATGTCAGCATTAACCAGATGCTGGATAATGCCGAGCAGATAAATAAGCCCCAGAAAGTCGTTAATGTTTCAATGATAGAGAATCTGGCCGAGTTAAAATACCGGAAAGACGGAATAATCAGAACCAAAGGAGATTTTGATGTAAACAGGGCGGTTCAGATGTTAAGACCTAATTCAATTCAAACTCCGATGCAAGTATTTGAAGTATTGGAAAGAATCCAGGAAAAGGCTTTGGGAGTTACATCAGGGGCCAAAGGAGTGTCAGACGAGCAAGGCAAAGTGGCTATTTATCAGGGAAACCAGGAAGCGTCTGCGGATAGATTCGGACTTTTAAATGTTACTTATTCATTCGGCTATTCAAGATTCGCCAAACTTTATGAAATCGGGGTTAGGGACAATCTGACCAAGAAAATAGCGATAGATATTATCGGCCCGGAAGGAATAGAGACCGAAGAAGTCGGTAAAACTGATATTTACCACAAAGGCGATGACTTCGGAGTATTAGTGGAAGCATCAAATGCCGAAGATTTAGCCTCGGTCATAACCCAGAAGACGAAAATTGATTTTCTTAATGGAGAAGTCCAGATAGTTTCAGGAGTCGGCAAAGCTTATAACCCTGTAATTAATTCTAAAAAGGCGACAGAACTTAAAGCGAAAATAGCGGGATTTTCGGAAGATGACATCAATGAATTATTAGATACAGATAATTTCGGCACTTCCAAGATTATGTCCGAAGCCGCCAGAGATATTGAATCAATAGTGGAAGGAGATGACATCAAGCCGAATACCTACGCTAACAACGCCTATAAGCAAAGATTGGTCAATTATGCCCGAGATCACCAGGAAGATATGAATAACAAGCAGAAAATGGCTTTGATAAAATATATCAGGAGCTTGGATAAGGTAATAATGCAGAATGAATCACGGGCATTGAATACAGATATCATCGACTTATTAAATAAATCAGGAATCAGCCCGAATCCTCAAAAAGGCGGGGGTGGGGAAGCGGGAATAATAAATAATCCTCCGATACAAAATCAATATGAACAAAAACTTTAAATACGAAGTCATAACCAAGTCAGAAGAAAAAGAACAGGATTGGGTAATCCAAAAAAGCGGATTGACGGCTGAATTTACCCTTAATGACATTAAAAGGGATATTGAGATTCTAAAGAAAATGAAGATTGAAATGGACGCTAAAGTTGGAATAGAGGCAGCGATATTAGAAAATATATCCGTAAATTATCCCGATGCCCCGAAAATGGAAGAAAAATTGAGAGTGGCGGTATTCCTTTACCAGAAATCTTTTGCCACCAAGAAAATGTGCGAGGAAAAAGTCGCAGAAATAGATAAACAGCTTAAGGAGTATGCGGAGGAAACTCAGGAGATATTAAATCAGACTAATCTATCTTTAGAAGAAAAAACAATAAAAATTGATGTGCCGGTTCCGGTGGAAGTGGCGCCTGAAGAAAATGCCAAATAAAAAAGAAATTGAAAAAGACGTAAGAAAATACGCCGGCTTGGAAAGTTTATCCAATACGGCGGGAGGAAAAGATTTAATCGCCTATCTCCAGTCAGGATTTGTTTCTGCGGTGGATATGCTTATTTCAAAATACAAATCAGGCAAGACCGATGAATTGATTCCTCTTATCGCTGCAATGGATGAGAAACTTAATCTGTTAAGGACACTGACCAGGGCTTCAAAGAATAAAGAATTGGCCCTTACCGCTTTGAAAGAAGAAGAAAAACGCATTGAGGATGAAACTTCGTAAGCTTATTATATTTGAGTTGCCTGTTCTCAATTCTTTTCTCCCGTCCGAGAAGAGAAAACAGGCAATTCAAATCTTGTAAGCAAAAGGTTTAGTCGGCGGACTTAAAACGTGTTGCGGCGAGGCAAAGCCGTGCCGAAAGGCAAATAAAATCCCGCTGTGCCATCAGCGAAAACAAGGGTTAAAATTATGGTAGAAAATACCAAAATCGTTCCCACTCCCGAGGAATTAAAAAAAGCGGAAGAGGCAAAGGCTGAAGCCGAAAAAAAAGCCAAAGAGGAAACTGAAGCGAAAGCTAAAGTTGAATCTAAGGAAAAAGAAGCCAAAGTCGGTGAGATCTTTAAACCGAAAGAACCTTCTAAGGAAGAAGCTCGGATGGTTCCCGAAGCCGTCTTGCTTGAGTATAAAAAGGATAATAAAGAACTCAAGAAAGACATTAAAGACTTGCGAGAACTTATAGAATCCGGTGCTTCCCGAAAAGAAGTTTCCGAGGATTTAGAGAAAATAGCCGAAGAGCATAATGTCGATATAGGTTTCCTTAACAAATTGGCTAAGAGCATCAGAAGCTCTGTGGAAGTTGAAATAACTTCCAAAATGAAGCCGATTCAAGACAGGGAAAACTCAGAGAAGATTAATCAAATCTTCAAAGAGCATTTCGGAAAAACCCTTGAAGCGATGCCCGAATACAAAGGCATTGTCAAAGAGGAAGTCATCAAGGCTTTGTCCTTGAGTCCCGAAAATGCCAATAAGACATTTGCCCAGATTATCGAAGAAACTTATGGGCATTTAATTGCCGGTAAGAAAACGATGGAAACCCAAAAAGGACGGAGCGGTGGAGAGATAACCGAAATTGACTTTGGTAGAGCTAAAAGCGACACGGAGTATTTCAAAGAGATTATGGCTGATCCAGATCTCAAAAAGAAATACAACGAAACGTTGATATCACGGTTGAATCTCTAAGGGCGGGAATTATCAACTTAATAGGGACGGATAAAATACAATTATGGCATTAACAGATTACAAACAACAGTTCGATAACGCCTATCAAGAAATTTTCCAGAAAGTAATAGTAGGAAAGTCAATCGCCAACTTAAGATTTGAGCCAGTCCTGGTATATGGAGGAAGCATTGCGAGAGTTTTGCCTGATGTTTCGGCGGTCAGAGTAAGAACAGTGACCAGAGGCTCTGCCTCTACCATTGATGCTCTTACTGACAGTGCAGAAACATTGACCGTTAATGTTGAAAAAGAAGCAGTTTTTCACATATCAGACGGAGAAGCAAAACAAACAGGGCCTTTAAACCCTGGAGAAGTATTGGGAGCTAAAATAGCGCATTTAGTCGCTATGAATTTGGATGGAAAGATTCTTTATGAAACCATAAACGCAGCCCAGACATTTGACGATGGAGATTTAGTCACTCTTTCTTCTACCGGAACTCCTCTTAAAACAAATTCAACCACTATTCCCCAGATAGTGACCAGAATGCCGGCTAAACTGAAGAGAAAGGAAAATCAAGTTCTGACGAATATGGCCCTTGTCGTTGACGCCTATGTGGCTTCTGACATTGAGCAATATTTGTTAGGCAAACAGTTTGATATCGTAAATTCAGTCTTCAAAAACGGTTATGCTGGAGCGATTTCTACGGCTGAGGTATATGTTTCAGAGGCTTTGACCGGAGAAGTAACCCTGACATGTCCTGAAGGGCATACTCTTGAAGATGCGGCAACGATTATCATCAATGGAGTGACCTTCACGATGTCAAGCACTGCGCCTAATGCAGTTGGAGAAATTTCACTTGCAACGGGAAATACCGCTGCGGGCTTGTTACAAACTCTTCAGAACATTAAGGTAGCATTTGAAGACCCTGATACGACTGTTGCGGGAATTTATTACCCGCTTTCTGCTGCGAATGCAGCGATTATAGCCGCATTGGGACTTGAATGTTGCGTTGGTGGCCAGGTTATAAGGATAAGAGCTGTCGGCGGAGGCAGGCTTATTGTCTCAGAGACTCTTTCTAACGGAGCATTTGGTTCTCCTTTCCTTCACTGTTATTACGGAAAGAAAGGAGCGATCGATGTTGTCGTTCAGGATTTGAGTCCTGTTGACATGAGAGAAACTGCGGACAGGAGAGGAACAAATGTGTTCAGTTCTTATCTGGCAGGAATTAAGACCTTTACCGATGGAGCTAAGAAATTCTTGGACGTGCAGATATTGAGTTAGTTTATTCCTTCATTTCCTTAATCTTGTGAGTTAGGGAAATGAAATGAGTAAATTAAAATAAATAAAAAAATGACCAAAAAAGAAATTATAGATAAGTTCAATTTATATGTAGATAACAGCACTGAATTGAGCGTGGCGGAAGAATCAGATTTGTTTGAAAAGATTGTTAAAAAGATAGCGATAGATAGGCCTTGGGAAGCGTTAAAAACTCAGGCAAGTGGAACTATCTCGCAAAGCGGGACGACTTATTATATTACTTTGCCAACGGATTTTGCATTTTTTACGGAAAATAACCAGACAGATGAAAATGATGCCCCGAAAGTTATATTTGTCGGCTCAAATTATTCCCCCTATTATATAATTAATTTTTCGGATAGAAGACAACACAGGAATTCCAATGGTTATGCTTATCTGGATTTGGCAAACAGCAGAATAGTATTTACTGGAAATCCCACTTCTGACGGAAGCACTTATGAGTTTGATTATATTAAAGTTCCCGCCGATTTGGCTTTGACTGATACTCCGACATTTCCTCCTGCAAGATTCCACGATATGATCGCCCACGGAATGAGTGTTGATGAGAATTTAATAGAGCAGTTTCCAAAAGTCCAATCTTATGCGCCGGAAAATCAGGCAAAATATAATGATTATATGAGAGATTTAGCTTATTGGAATTCTCAATTAAGAGTTGAATAAAAAAATGGCTTTACACAAAATATCCATATTTTCAAAAGGCGTCCATAATGTCCTCAATGACGAACAAATTCCGCCCGAGGCTCTTCAGGACGAAAAAAACTGGCTTAGTTCAGAAGGAGTTTTAAGATTAGCCAATGGAAAAATAATTATAGGGACAGAAGGTGCGGCGGGAAAAGTAAGAGGGCTTCATTTCGGCTATAAAGTCAACGGAGAAAAGATTTGTTTCAGAAAAATATCAGGATTTATCCAGTATTGGAATGGAACAATTTGGGTTAATGTTACGGCCTGGGACGGCACTCCGCTTACAGGAATAGGAGCAACTGACGAATATAGTTTTGCCAATTATTCTTCTTTGGCGGGAAATTTTGTTTTTGTTTCAGGAGATGCCGGGCTTTTTAAAATAAATACGGCCAATCCTGGAGTTTGTAATTCTCTTTATGTGGCAGGGACTAACGATAAGGGACGGATAATGATTGATAAAGGCAGGTTGATTATGTGGAATTGTTCCGATGCCGCCAAGACAGTTATTAAAATGTCCCACATAGACGACCAATCGGCAACGGTTTATCACGATGTTACTGATAATGGGATAAAGCCAATAGGTTCGCAGCATATTACAGGGACGCTTCCTTCGGCTTCAGCATTAAGAACTTGTTTTGGAGTGGAATTTCACGCCACTGTGGCGGCAGGAGTAGAAACATTTGTAGACCAAAAAGACGGCACTTTAGTTTCTAACTTTGCCGGAACGGGAACTATTAACTATACTACTGGAGATTATGACGTTACTTTTTCAGATATTACGACATCAGCAGTTGATGCCGAATATACTTGGGAAAATTCAAACGTAGATGGATTAACTGATTTTACTTATACGGCAGTCAGGGTTCCCTCGGAAGGAAATATGATAAACCAGACTATCGGTGGAGATGCCATAGAGGCAGTAATGATAGGCCAAGACGGAGCATATTATTCTTTAAAAGCACAATCGGCTTACAGGTTAGAAATTTCAGCCGATGACAAAACTTTTACCAATTTAGTTTATCGGGCAGATATGGGTATTCCCTTTTTCAGGGCGTCAGTTTCAACCAAAAAGGGAATTGTCTTTATGAATACGGCTAATCCCGACAGTCCTGAATTAACAATACTTCAAAGGGATATTTATAGCGGTAATGTTGAACCATTGATTTTATTTCCTCATTTTGATTTTTCAAATTATGGTTATGACGATGCCTGTATTGATACTTTCGGACAATATGTTGTAATCGCCTGCCAAAGTTCAGACAGCGATTTCAATGATACTGTTCTTTTATGCGATATTGCGATGGGAACCGTTGATATAGGATATTATCCGGCCAGAATTTTTGCCAAAGACGCAGGAAATCTTTATACTGCCTCGCCGATTACGGAAAGCGTTTATAACATTTTTTCTGGTTTCGACGACGACAATTTTACAATCGAAAATTATGCAACATTAAAAGGAGAGATTTTTGGAATAGAAAACCTAAAGAAATTTCGCAAATTAAAGATTCAAGGACAAATAGAAAAAGACCAAACTGTTGAAATTTATGTCTCTTATGATTTAAATGATTTCGAACTTATCGGCACTATTGATGGTAATGCAGATTATGTGGATTCGGGTTCGCCGAGAGTAGTGGGAAGCAATATGGTAGGGACAGTCCCGATTGGCGGGGATAATGCCGCAACTGTCTATTCTTTCTTTTACGAACTAAAAACCGCCACCCCTAAATTCAGGAAAGTGACCTTAAAGTTTATTGCTACAGCAATGGGATATATAGATTTAAATTCGATTATTTTTGATGATATTTTGATTTTCGAAAACAGGATACCAAAAAGATTCAGAGTTAAACCACCTTAAAAAATATTTGAGATTAGAATAGGTTTGTTCTTTAATTTTTCAAAAATTCGATGTCTTGAATTAGAAGCAAATAAGTAAAGATTTTTGGGATTATCATTTTCTTTATTCCCATCAATATGATGAATAACTTCATTTTTTGTAAGGTATCTACCAAGATATTTTTCAGCAATGAGGCGAGAGCGACGCATATAACCAGAACAATTAACAAAAGGATGAGTAGAGCTAAGAATATACCAACGATCACGAGTTTTATATCTTCCACCTTTCCATCGTAAAGAATTAGTGCCACTTTTGAAAGGATGGATAGCGGGCTTGCCAATCATAGATTTCCAATAACATCTTTTTGAACAATATTTTCCTTTCCCTTCTTTAATAACTGACGGTTGAACTTTCCGCTTTTTCCCACAAATTAAACATTTAATAGTAATCATAAATTTATAAATTAAAGCCCCGCCTAAGCTGTGAGCTGTGGCGGGACATAAGAAATAAAAAACTCACAGCTAATTAAATAATAACAAACAGCTAAATATATGTCAATAACAAAAAACAAAGGATTCGTTTCAATTATAGCGGCAATTATTATTTTAGCCGTAGGATTTGCTGGATTATTCAGTTATTCCAAGAAAATAGAAGAAAAAATGGGAGCTACAATTCCTGTGGTGGTTGCGGTTTGGGAATCAACTTTGGCTTCAAAAATGACTGTTGCTGATACAAGTGCTACTTTAGTAACGGGAACGACAAAATCTGGCAGTTCTCTTAATGGTTATATATGTTTTACGATTTCAGGCGGAAAAACTGATGAAGAATTCGTCTGCGGGACTGCCAGTTCAACAAGTGTAACTGGATTAATCCGTGGGCTTGACCCGGTAACAGTCGCAACAACAACCGCCCTTATAAAAGAACATAGAGCAGGTTCAAATGTCAAGATTACTGATTATCCTCAACTGGCAATAATTTCAAGAATCTTAAATGGAGATGAAACCGTGCCAAATACTTTAACTTATGCCACAGATACGGCAAGTTTTACTCTTAACCAGCAAATAATCAATAAGAGATATGTTGATAGCGTGGCAACTTCGGGAGCGGCGCAAGCCAATTACCAGACTTCAGGCTTGGTGAGAATAGCCACAACTTCGGAATTAGTGGCAGGAACGGCTACCACCACAGGAATTACTTATTTAGTGCCTAATGCCGGATTTTTCAATCAGACGAGTTCAGCAAAAAATATCTGTCCGGTTACCAATACAAGCGGAAAATTAAGTTCGGGATTTATAGACCAGACTGCACCTTATACTTGGAGCGGAACAACGACATTTTCTGCGGCAACGACAACCATTACTGGAAATACATCTCTGGCAAACACGACTATAAATAACACTTTAACGGTTACTGGGACAACGACTTTCGTGGCAATTCCAACATTGCCTTCGGCAACTCCAACAGCCGATTATCAACCAGCAACAAAGATTTATGCAGATACCCTTATCCAAACTGTCACGACTACTGCCAATGCTATTGATACAGATTATCAAAATACTTCTGGTAAAACAAAAATAGTTATGGTTAGTGTTACCTTAAATAGCGGTGCTGGCGCTGGAGCTTCTGGTGGAGTAACGGCAAAAGTTGGAATTTCTACCACGACTTATTCATTGATTGCCAACATTAATCAACCAAGAGATTCTGTGGGTAACACCGAAAACAGAATTGCAGAGTTAATGTTTATTGTTCCCAATAATTATTATTACAGAGCATCTTCTACTAATTATGGAGGAACAGTAAGTATAAATACTTGGACAGAAGCTTATTAAAATAATTAAAATAAATCGGGCAGGAAAATAAAAACATGTCAACACCATTCAGACCAAGAGATACAGGAGAAAATTTAACTGACTATCTAAAATTAAAACAAGATTATGAAGTGCAGAATACTGGCAAAAGCACAGTGTCTTTTGGCAATGAAACGATGAAAAGTCTGTTTGGCGACTTGCCTGTTAAACTTCCGGAAGAAATCTCGGCAGAAAACGCCCAGAGTTCTTTATTAAGTGGCGGTTATGGGATTACTAAAGACGCACAAGGGAATCTTGTTTTTACTCCGCCAAGTCAATCTCAAATTTATAATCAAACCTTGGATATGTTCAATGCGGAAATTCAGGCCCTTGATCGTGTTGCCGCACAAAAACGAGCGGAAATGACTCAGCAACTGACAACAAAAAGTGCGGGAGAGACAGGAAGTTTAAGGGCAATTATGGCAGGTGCGGGAATGTTGGGCAGTGTCAGCGGTGCGGGCCAGAAATCAGAACTTCAAGGAACGCAGGAAGAAAGATTGAAAGTAGGGACTGAATCTATAGAGGCGGAATTAAATGCTAAGAAATCTGCTCTTTACGGAAATGTCCGGACAATGGCCCAGAATGATTACAATGCCAAGATTCAGGCATACTCCGGCGGAATACAAACCACTCTTGAATATCTCAAGAATCAGAGTGCTTCAAAACAAACTAAAGTTTCTAATCTGGTGAAAACGGCGATTATAAATAATATTGATATTTCCAATCCCTCGGATCCCTGGCTTCAAAAATATTCTAGTGAACTTGGCGTTCCAACTTCACAAATAGTTGAAGAATTTACCAATCAGAGAATTGCGGCAAATGCGGAACAAAAAAAAGCACAAGCTGAAGCATTAAAAGAACAAACGACATTAGAAAAAACTAAAGCTGAAACGGCTAAATTACAAAGAGAATCTACTTTAGGATTTGCTCCAACATCTGATTATAATAACTATCTTGCTGCAGGAGGAGAAATTGGCACTGGTAAGAAATTTGATGAATGGCTTACTTATGATGCCAATAGAAAAGCTCAAGCTAATATAGCTGCAGGAGGATTAGATTGGAAAACAACAAATTATATTACAGGTATCAATTCTAATTTTGAAAGTTCTCCAATCGTTAAAAATTTTGTTGAGGTTCAAAATAAATATGTTTCT